ATGCCACTGATGATACCAGGCCGGGGAATTGACCGCCCCGGCCTGTTTAAAAAGGAGAACGAGACTATAGATGGGAAAAGCTCAAAGGGAAAAAGGAAAGCGCGGTGAACGGGAGTTGGCCGGGATCCTGCGGGGCCATGGATATGATACCCGAAGGGGACAGCAGTTCTGCGGCGCCGATGGTTCTGCTGACGTGGTGGGACTGCCGGGAATCCATATCGAGTGCAAACGAGTTGAAAAGCTGAACCTCCTGGAGGCGATGGAGCAGGCAAAACACGATGCCAGAGCGGGAGAGTTTCCGACAGTCTTCCACCGCAGGGACCGGTCAGAATGGCTTGCAACCATGCGCCTGGATGATTGGATTAACCTTTTCCGGGAGTGGGAGGCAGGCCGGGAAGTGGAAGGGTAGGTGATGGCCTACATGAATTATATTTCAGCAATCAATTCTTTCTGGGATACGGCCGCACTGAATCCGTTGTCTACAGGGCAGGTATCGCTTTACTTTGCTTTATTGCATGTAAACAATAGGAGCAACTGGACAGAGTGGTTCACAGTGCCGAATCAAGTGCTATCCGTACTGACGGGGTTATCAAGGTCAGGAATACTGAAAGCGAGAAACGAATTGAGGCAGAGAGGGCTGATTGAGTTCCGGGAAAGAGGAACGAAAGCGACTCAGTATAAAATGCTCACTATGTCAGATAGTACGCAAGATAGTACGCGAGATAGTACGCAAAAAGGTGTTCAAAACAGTATGCAAGATGGTGTGCAAAATAGTAGCACATTAAAAGACATAAACATAAACGAAAATAGAAAGAGTATATCTAACGATATACCAGAAAAAATGGATTTTTCTGAGCAGTACACCACGATTCAGGATTTATACAATTCTGTTTGCGGGTCGTATCCCCGCCTGGTGAAATTATCAGAAGCACGAAAAAAAGCGATTCGTGCAAGGCTTAATACCGGGTATACCGTAGATGACTTCCGACGGCTATTTAAAACAGCGGAACAGAGCGATTTCCTGAAAGGGAAAAACAACCGGAACTGGAGAGCGACCTTTGACTGGCTGATTAGTGATGCCAACATGGCAAAGGTGCTTGATGGAAATTACGAAAACAGAAAAAAGGAGGCGGAGCCTGATGCTACAGAAGGGCGATCAGCAACAGATTACTATCGGCAGTATATGCACCACAGCGACGGTGAAACAGGTGGAGACGTTCCAGACTAACGGAGCATCAGGTGCCTTTGTAACCTTTGACGTTCCCGGATACGGAGAGACGCAGCCGTTTTGGTATGACGAAAAGACAAGCTATGCCCAGATGCGTCGAAGCCGAAGCGGGATGCCAAAAGAATATACATACAAGCGTGGGAAAGATTTTAACTGGGACTATTACCGGGATGATACCAACCCGCAAAAAAATATTGCCAATGCCTTTATTTCCCGTTACGAAGAATTTAGACGTTCTGGTCGTGGCTTGTATATCTACTCAGCTACAAAGGGGAGCGGGAAAACCTTACTCGCCTGTTGTTTGGCGAATGAAGTGATGGAACGTTATAACGCGGTGGTGAAATTTGTCCAGGTGTTAGATTACATCGACTTGATAAAGCGAAAGGATGAAGACGCGGACATGGAGCGTCATAGCTTGAAACGCTGTGGTCTGCTGATTCTGGATGACGTTGGGGTTCAGACGGAAAAGCAGGAATGGATAAACAATGCAATATTTTCCCTGATTGACGAGCGCTACCGGAATTTGCTGCCAACGCTGTATACTTCCAACGTGCCGATTGAAAAAGCTTCCGGGGATGACCGTATTCAAAGCCGGATTTATGGGACAAGCATCCCAATGCTGCTGCCGGAGGTATCGGTTCGGGACCATCTGGCGGATAAATACCGTGATGAATTTTTGAGAACCGTGCTTAACTGATGGGAGGAAAACATGGAAGATGAGGGGAGAATAATGGAATTGGAATCAATTCCAAACGATACAGAAAACCGGCAAGAGGAATGGTATCAACAGCTTAGCCTTGATAACGTTAAAGCGTTTATTCGAAGTAATATTGCTGCTGCTTCTCGAAGCTTTATTGCTATCGGATATTATCTCAAATATGCCAGGGACAAGAAACTTTACGAAGAGGACGGCCACGCCAGCATATGGGAGTTTGCCCGGGAGGAATACGGAATCAGTAAATCAACCGCCAGCCGGTACATGACCATGAACGACCGGTTCTCCGAGGGTGGGAACAGTCCGATTGTAGCGAAAGAGTATCGCGGATATGGAAAAAGCCAGCTGCAGGAAATGCTGTATCTGAATGATGAGCAGCTGGAGCAGGTAACTCCGGATACGCAGGTCAAGCAGATCCGGGAGATTCGGCAGCCAGTTCGGGAAGTTCCCTACTTTGAACTGCCCGGCCAGCTGAGCATTGATGACTTTCCTGATGTAATGCCGGAGCCGGTAGAATATCAAGTGCAGCCGGCGGCCAATACCGGAAGCACGGTGTTGTCAGTGAAAGACTTTGAAGCAGATGAGCAAGGCATTGCGATATCGCAACAGGAAAAGTGGAACGAAGTTGCTCTGGAAGAAGCAGAGGTTCTTCGGGAAAAACCTGAACCAGAGTCAAAAACAATCGCGCCGGCATCGGAGGAAACCGTGGTGGATACCAATACCTGTCCACCAAACAACAATAGCAGCTGCCGGCGCCAGGAATGGGGGACCAGCCCGGAAGAGCAGAAAGCAGGCCATAAGGAATGTGTGAAGTGCTGGGAAGATTGGAAAAATAGGCAGAAAGTCCTGAACGCTGCGAAAGTGCAGCGGGAGGAGATTCCACTGCCCAATGAGAACTGGAACCTTGGCGATCTGCCGCAGGTGAAAGAGAAGTATCTGAAACAGCTTGCCGAAAAGCTGGTGGAAAAAATGGGAAACCGGCTTATAAGGGAAGAAATAAGCGGCATTCCGTCCGACAAATCAATTAAAAAAAGTGTGCAAACACTGGATGAACAAGAAGGCGATGGCATTGGACTTGAAGATTGTGTTAAAGCGTTTGCATGCGCAGAGATTGTTGAGTTCTCTCGAGAGGATGAGGATTTAGGTATATGCAGCTATAACAGATTGGCAAATCAGGTGCGGAAGACGTTGGAGGGGTGGGAGGCGCAGAATGAAACTGTTATCGATGCGGAATACACGGAGGTCGAGGAACCGGAGGCGGTCCAGAGCGAGGAGGAATCACTGACCGACTTAATGATTGCCCGGGAGGAACTGGAGAGGGCACAGAGGTTGTTAGACAAATGCTTGCTGGACTTGCCGGACGAAAGCAACATCAATATCCGCAGGCTGAAAACAAAAGTTGACGCCCTGGCCTGCTATGTGTGCGAACTGGATGACATCGAAAACCCGCCGCCGAAACCCGTACAACCAGAGCTGCCGCTGTTAAAAAACAATGACCAGCGCGCCGCCTTTGTGGATGATTATGAAACATGGCCACTGTGGATTGAGACAAAGGAGACCGGGGAGCGGTATTACCGGTATGACCTGGAGGACGGAACCAGTATGGTGGTTAAAGTATATCATGCTAAGTTATTTGATTACAAAACAGAGGGATTGATATACGAGGAGAGGTTTGCGGAAGGGTACGGCCGGCACGAATATTATCTGTTGGAGCCAGGGAAGTTCTTCCGGAACTGCGCAACGAACCGGTCAAACCTAATCGAAAAATTGAAAGAGATACAGAAGAAAGAAACTGGAATTGGAAACAGTTGCGATTTTGTTGGGGCCAACAAGATGAAGATTTAGCAGAGTAAAAAACAGGAAGGAGGCGGAAGCCCCGGCCGGGAGAAGATATCTGGCTTCCTTTCAATGATGGATTTAGAACAAAAAGCAATCGAAAGAATCAAAATAGCATCAGAAATGTCTCTGAGTTATTATGGAAAACCGCTGGTATGCACATACAGCGGAGGCAAAGACAGCGATGTAATGCTGGAGTTATTCAAGAGGTCGGGCATACCATTTGAAGTACATAATAGTCACACTACAGTTGATGCTCCACAGACCGTATACCATACTAGGAAAAAATTCAAGGAATTAGAATTACAAGGAATTAAAGCAGAAATTCAAATGCCCACATATCGGGGTAAACCAACTACTATGTGGACTTTGATTCCAGATAAGATGATGCCGCCTACAAGATTAATGCGATATTGCTGCTCTATCCTGAAGGAAACCGGCTGCGCTAATAGATTTATAGCGACAGGTGTTCGTTGGGACGAAAGCAACAAGAGAGCAGAACGAGCGCAATATGAAACGATAGCCATAGAAAAAGAACGGATTAGAATAACCGATGAAGTTATGCTTATGAATGATAATTCTGAAAAGAGAAAAATGACTGAGAACTGCATGAAAAAAAACAAGATGGTTGTAAATCCAATTATAGATTGGACGCACAGAGATATTTGGGAGTTTATCAGGAGCAACCATATTGAATATAACTTGTTGTATGATTGCGGATATAAACGGGTTGGCTGTATCGGTTGTCCTATGGCAAATAAGAAGAGATGGAGAGAATTTGCTGACTTCCCGACATATCAGAGCGCATACATAAAGGCTTTTGATGGAATGCTTGAAGTGCTGCGATATCGTTGGAAAGATAGGCCGCCCAAATGGAAAACTGGGTACGAGGTGTTTCTTTGGTGGATGCAAGACGAAAATGTAGCTGGACAGATAAACATGTTTGGCGATGAATTTATTAATTGAGGATTTAGAGGAATGATGGCTTGAAAAGCAAAAAAGAATTATTAGAAGAGGCAGCGGAGGCGCTGGAATCATTTTGCACTGGAACAGACTGCCGCGGATGCCAAATAAGAAAGCTGTGCAACCGGGCGGACAAAGAGCTGCCTATATCTGAGGTAATAAAACGAATTATAGAATCAAAATAGTATGATTTGATTCTTATGAGGAATTTAGAGGAGACAAGAATATGCGATTGATTGATGCGGACATGTGTGAGCGTGGATTACGATCCAATATTACAGAGTGCGTAATAACTGGAAAATTTACAGAAGCAGATAAATGGCAGGGCATATTGGAATACATACAAAGCGTCCCGGTATTTAGTGATAGAAAAGCAGAGAGTCAAAATGAAAATTTGATGGAGGAAAGAAATTGAAGAAATACGAAGATGGTGTCCCGGTAGAAGATGAAAAAGATGTAGAAAAATTTACAGTGCATTATTCAGACGGAACGGATGAGACAATTGAAAAGGGCTTCTTTTGTGAAATTAGGAAAGAAAACGGAGAAGATATTTTAACGTTTGTGATGTGCCATTGCGCCGGTGATGATCTTAGAACAATTATTGCTGGATGCACCCAACTAGGGATCGAGTTAGGTTATTTTGATTAATGAGGATTTAGAAAAGGAGTGAGAGCAATATGGAAACAGGATTATTTGATAAAAATGGAACCCCAATCAACATCGGAGACAGGACCAGATTGGTATTAAAAGATGGCGAGGTCCGCGAGTTCGATGTGCGTTTTAAAACAGTTAAAAGGACAACGATTAAGACCCTTCGCGGATTTGGGACGGAGAGCGTAGATGTTTCAATAACTGGAATTTTCTTCTGCTGGCAGGAAAACGATTTATTACCGTGTGTGGATGAAAACGGGGTTTCTGATGTGGAAAAGATGGAAGTGATTCAGCCGCCGGTTTGGGGTGCAAGTAGTCTGTAATTTGAGGATTTGACGAAGAGGTGGAACATGAAGGATGAAACAATAACCGTGGATGTAATTGAGTGTCCATACTGCGGCAGAACTTTTGACGGAGGGGAAGCAACAAACTACGATACGACGTGTGATTATATTACCTGCCGGACCTGTGGTGGAGAAATAGGTGTGTTGCAATCTGTCACCTATACTTGTCACCCGGTAAGTGATTGAGGATTTAGAGGAGGAATAGGATGGCATATGCGGAAAAGACTTCTGTGTCCGTTTCCAGGACTAAGGCTGACATAGAGGAGCTGATAAGTCGGTATGGGGCGGAGCAGTTCGTGAGTGGTTTTAAGGGAAACACAGCAGCGATCGGATTTACTATTTCTGGTCGGCAGATACGATTTATACTTCCTTTGCCAGATAAACAGGCAAGGGAATACTGGTATACACCGGGGCGCGGTAATCGCCGGACGGATGATGCAGCGCATACTGCATGGGAACAAGCGTGCCGGAGTCGGTGGAGGGCCTTGTATCTTATTGTCAAAGCAAAGTTGGAGGCAGTGGAGGCTGGAATAAGCACGGTCGAGCGCGAGTTTTTATATGATATTGTGCTGCCGGACGGCCGCACCGCTGGCGAATGGCTGGCGCCGCAGATAGAGACGGCATATGAGACTGGACAGATGCCTCCAATGTTACCGATGCTAAATTGACATTTAAAGGAGAAAGAGCAATGGGAAGAATGTATGGAACATGTTCAGAGTGCGCAAACCGGCAGCAGGGAAAAAGATATTGGGGGAACCACTTCGGCCCAGGCTGCACCGCAGAACTGGACGGAGTACATCCGTTAGGGTGGGGACACCAGGAGGAAGACGAAGAGCCGGAGAGGAACGAACGCGGAATGATAGTGTGCAAACCTTGTTATTATTTCAGAGCGGTGGAGCAGGAATAAAGGGGGGATTACAACGAGCAAGACAGATTACATAAAAGTGGCAGAGCAGCGGCGCCGATGGGCAGCCAGGCAGGACTACATCTTGAAGGAGCCACGGCCGGAGACCTGGTCGGCGGTGATGCCGGCGTATTGTTACACAGTGCTGTGTCCGGTGATGGAACTGCGAGGGCTGCCGGAGGCGGAAGAGCATCCCAAAGGGATTCGGCCAATGAAGGCGGAAAAACTCTGCCTGTGCTGCCGGAAGCTCTGGCCGTTAGATTGTGACCGGGAAAGATGCGACTGTAAGGAGCAGGGGTATTTATACATAGCAGGGGCATATCGACATCCGGTGCCGGAGAGGAGAGGCAATGAAACATAACAGAACTAAAACGGAGCTGGCCCTAATGGGAGCGATTTTTAAAGAGGACATAGACAAGTGCCGGAAACGGGTCAAGATAGGCGATGCGTTTACTGTAGCGGGAACAGCCTGGAAAAATGAGCAGGGAAACGGCGTAAGGCCAATGATGCGTGGCCGGGTGACAGCAAAATATCCCCATCTTGTGACACTTGACTGCGGGACATCCATTACATACGTTCAGATTATCCAATACCGGCGCAAGCGTGGTCGAAATAAATTTGTGGATTAATGGGGGTGGTGCCAGTGGGAATTAAGATAACCAGGAAGCTGCTGGATGATTACCGGCGCCTGAAGCGGGAAATACCTCTCCTGGAGCTGGAGCTGGTCGAGATGCTGCAGGGGGATAATGGTTTTGACAACAGCACGATATTTGATTACCGGACCGGGGAGGCAAGGCCGCAAAGTGTTGTGGGCTTTGATTGGGGACTGCGAGAGCATCGCGAGAAGGTATTGGATGGGAAAAAGGACAAGGTCAAGGCGGTTGAAAAATGGATTGAGGCCATAGAGGACGGACAGACACGGTGCGTATTCCGGATGTTTTATCAGGATGGAATGACCTGGGAGAGGATAGCGGATAAGACGGGGTATAGTAAAAGCCCTGATTATCCAAGATTACATATTCGTGATGATTATTTGAAAAAGGCTAAAATAAAATAAAAATGGTCGTTTTAGTCGGAAAAGTCGTTGTATAATACAATTAGGCCAAAAGGCTAAATGCCGGAGGCCCCTCCCCCATACGGCCGCCAGCGTGTTATGGCCTGGTGGCCGATTAGAAGCCGACGTTCTTACCGCTTTCTTCATGGCTTCACAAATCGGATAGAAAACGGCGGTTAGGTGACACGAAAGGTCCCTTGGTCGATATCATACCAGTTGGCTGCTGTGCGGCCCGAAAGATACCCGTCAGCCAGACACGCAGAGCTGGTGCATACCGGGGAAGACCCGGTAATGCGTGGAGCATCCCACCAACGGCAGGTGGACAGGGCAGCGCCCTGGGTTCCGGTTCGATTCCGGATGCTTCTGTTTGCGAGAAAAAGTATAACCAGTTGGCAAAAGTAGTGGGCGTTTATCGATTGATAGGCGCTTTTTTAATACATGAAAGAAGGTGGAATTTTTGAGGAACCGCCCGGATAAAGATGGAACCCACCGCGGAGCGTTCGAAAGGAATAAGAAGAAGATATTCGCAACTCAAAGTGTGTGCGGTATCTGTGGTAAGCCGGTGGACTTTGCTCTCAAGTATCCGCATCCGCTCTCACCATGTATTGACCATATAATACCGATTGCAAGGAACGGCCATCCATCAGATATTGACAATCTACAATTGGCCCACTGGACCTGCAACCGGCAGAAGTCAGATAAATTGGTGGAAGAAAAGAAAAAATATCAGGGGGACAGCAACGAAATAATAAGCAACCGTATGCTGCCGCAATCAATAGATTGGACTAAATATAGCGGGTAAAGGTGTTTTGGTAGATGGGAGAAGGTAGGGGGATACCTCCCTCCCCTCCCTCTCTTTCGACCTACACGCCGTCACTGTGAAAAAAAACACACGCCAAAGGAGGGCGACATGGCAGAACAGAATGGAATTGGATATTTACGGGACAAACTGACTATTAAAAAATCAAGAGTTCAGCTCCGGTACAAATATTATGAAATGAAAAATAGCTTTGTTGATATGGGAATATCGACTCCACCAAACTTGAAGAACTGGAAATCCGTTCTCGGCTGGTGCGGGAAGGCGGTAGATTCCCTATCCGACAGGCTTATATTTCGTGAATTTATGGACGACAATTTTGACCTAAACGAAATATTTCAGATGAATAATCCAGACACGCTGTTTGATAGTGCGGTACTATCTGCATTGGTGTCATCCTGCTGCTTTATCTATATCAGCGCCGACGAGGACGGCTTCCCGCGGTTACAGGTTATTGACGGAGGGAGCGCAACAGGAATCATAGACCCGATTACCGGTCTTTTGACTGAGGGCTACGCAGTGCTGGAAGTAGATAAGGACAAAAAACCAACATTGGAAGCATATTTCGTACCGGGAAGAACGGAGTATCACCGGGCAGGGGGGAAAGAGGTTGAAAGTATACCGAATAGTGCGCCGTATCCGTTACTGGTCCCAATTATTTACCGGCCGGATGCGGTCAGGCCGTTCGGACATTCACGGATAAGCCGGGCCTGCATGGAAATTATGGGGAGTGCGCTTCGAACGATTAAGCGATCGGAGATTGCGGCAGAATTTTACTCCTTCCCACAAAAATACGTGGTGGGATTGTCAAGCGAGGCGGAGCGGATGGAAAAATGGCGGGCAACAATGTCATCCATGCTTCAGTTTGATAAAGACGCAGACGGGGACAGCCCAAAATTGGGGCAGTTTACCCAGCAGAGCATGTCGCCGCATACAGAACAGCTCCGGATGTTTGCTTCGCTGTTTTCAGGGGAAACCGGTTTGACGTTAGACGATTTGGGTTTTGTAACAGATAACCCCAGCAGTGCAGAAGCCATAAAGGCCAGTCATGAGAATCTAAGATTGGCAGCCAGGAAAGCACAGCGGACCTTCGGAAGCGGATTTTTAAATGTTGGATATTTAGCTGCATGCATCCGGGATGATTATCCATACCAGCGGAAACAGTTATATCTTACCCGCGCTGCCTGGGAACCGGTATTTGAACCAGATGCAGCGATGCTAACCAGCATTGGCGATGGTGTGACTAAAATCAACCAGGCTGTCCCGGGTTATTTCGGTCCTGACAACCTTCGGGGCCTGACGGGAATTGATTATTTAGGGGAGGTGAAGTAGTGGAAGACATAACGCCGGAGCTACTTTCGAAAATCAAAAAAGCTTTTAAGGCAGCCATCGAGAAAAATAAAAAGATAACGGTTTTGTACGAGAGGATCCGAGACGGAACTGCTACATACCAGGAAGCAAATGAATTTGCAATAGAGATTGGTGAAAGCCTGGCGGAAGCATTTAAAAATCATTTAAGTGCCGACATCCTTCCCGATGGGCGCATGTATTACAATATTGCAAGCCGGATTATTCCGGAGACATTGCAGCACAATCATGAATTAATCACCGAAGTTGCTGCAAAAATCCAGGAAGATTTGAACAAGAGCGCTGGAATAGGGATAAAAGCAATCAAGCCGGAATTGAACGAGGATCGAATAAAAGGGCTTGTTGAGAAGGTATCAAATGCAGAAGACTATAATGACGTGGCATGGGTTCTGAATGAGCCAATCGTAAATTTTTCCCAAAGCATTGTGGACGATTTTATCCGGGAGAACGTGGAGTTTCAGGGGGCAGCAGGAATGCGACCAAAGATTATTAGAACGACAGTAGGAAAGTGCTGCGAGTGGTGCGAAAAGCTCTCGGGAACCTATTCATATCCAAACATACGGAAGGATATTTACAGGCGACATGAGCGATGCAGATGCATCGTTACTTATGATCCGGATAAAGGGAAGGACACACAGAACGTTCATACAAAAAGATGGCAGGAACGTGAAAAAATAGAGGCAAGAAAGAAAATTGGTATTAGCCAGGGGGAAAAAGAATCACCGGAAGCCAGGCAGCAGCGGGTAATGCGGGAGAATAGATTAAGCCGTGAGGCTCAGAGATTAGCCCATCCCAAAATACACCGATGAATAATTATGATTAAGGAGGGGATGTCATGGCAGATGTCAGAATGGGCCGCCAGACACCCACTCAATCCGTAATTCTCCCTTACATCCAGACAAAAGGGCCGGAAGCGATTGAATTATATCATGCAACAGGGAATGACCTGCTGGAATGGCAGCAGCTTTTAGCCTGCGACATCATGGCGACAAACGAAGATGGCCTGTGGGTACATCAAAAATATGGCTACTCCGTGCCACGGAGAAATGGTAAAAGTGAAAACGTTCTGGGCCGCTGCCTGTGGGGGTTGAAAAACGGAGAACGCATTCTTTATACAGCCCATCGGGCGACAACCTCGCATTCGGTATGGGAACGTCTGGATCGAATGTGTTCTAAGGCAGGAATCGAAATTGAGTCATCGTTTAAAGCATTCGGAAAAGAGCATTTATATGCATCAGACGGAGGTGTAATCGAGTTTCGAACCAGGACGTCAAGCGGGGGCCTGGGGGAAGGCTATGACCTTCTTATAATCGACGAAGCGCAGGAGTACACGGAAGCGCAGGAAACGACACTGAAATACGTTGTATCAGACAGCCCCAATCCGCAGACGATTATGCTTGGAACGCCTCCAACCGTGGTGTCGGCCGGAACTGTGTTTGTAAAATACCGGGATACGGTGCTTTCTGGAAATGGTTTCGATTCCGGGTGGGCTGAATGGTCTGTCGAGGAACAGCATGATCCGGGTGACGTGGAATCATGGTACGAAACCAATCCTTCTCTGGGGACGATTTTGACAGAAAGAAAGATTAGGGCGGAGATTACAACCGACGATATCGATTTTAATATCCAAAGATTGGGGCTGTGGCTGAAATATAATCAAAAATCAGCTATCAGCAGGAATGAATGGGAAGCACTCCGGCTTTCAAAGCTGCCAGCCTTTAAAGGCCAATTATTTGTTGGCATTAAATACGGCGTGGATGGAACAAGCGCGGCTATGTCTATTGCTGTTAAGACTGAAGACGGAAGAATTTTTGTTGAATCAATTGACTGCCGGCCAATTCGGGCAGGGAATGCCTGGATCATAGAATTTCTCAAGACTTCGCCCTGTATTGGGGGTGTTGCGATAGACGGCGCAAACGGTCAGAAAATCTTAGAAGAGGATATGAAGGAAGCGAGACTGAAAGTACCTGTGCTGCCAACAGTAAAACAGATCATAGTCGCAAATGCGGCGTTTGAACTGGGGCTTGAAAAGACCATCTGTCATATGGGTCAGCCATCGTTGGCCCAGGCAGCAACTAATTGCGAAAAACGGGCAATTGGGACCAATGGAGGATTCGGCTATCGCGCCCAAAAAGAAGGGGTTGAAATTGCCTTGTTGGATAGTGTTATCCTGGCGTACTGGATGTGCCGGGAAAGTAAAGAAAAAAAGAAACAGAGAATTAGTTACTGATATAGCAGCTCTTTACAGGCTGCTTTTTTAGTATAAGATTACCGATACCACCGGGAAGTGGGGAAAGGAGAAAAAAATGGCAGAATTTACACCAATTACAACGCAGGAGGATTTCGACAAAGCAATCGGAGAGAGATTGAAACGCGAAAGAGAAACGCTGAAAAAAGAATATGCCGGATATCTGTCGCCAGAGGATGAGAAAAAGAAATATGAAGGCTATCTCTCACCGGCAGCAGAAAAAGAAAAGTATAAAGGCTACTTAACTCCGGAAGAGGCAGCAGAGAAAGAAAAAGCAATTAAGGGCTACGAGGCCAACTCGGTAAAAATGAGAATCGCCCATGAAGTAGGGATTCCCTACGAGCTTGCAGGCCGATTAACGGGGGAGAATGAAGAGGCACTCAGGAAAGATGCGGAGGGACTGATTAAAATTATGGGAAGCCAGACACATAAAGCACCACCGCTTAAAAATACGGAGCCTCCGGTAGCAGACACAAAGACAGCAGCTTTTAAATCGATGCTGGATAACATGAAAGGAGAATAAAAGATGGGAAGTATTTTAACAAAGGGAAGCTTATTCCCGGCAGAACTGGTTTCTGAAATGTTCAATAAGGTAAAGGGGAAATCGTCTTTAGCGGTTCTTTCTAACCAGGAACCAATACCGTTTAACGGAAAGACCGAGTTTACGTTTTCGCTGGATAAAGAAGTGGATATTGTAGCGGAAAACGGAAAGAAAAGCAACGGAGGGGCTACTGTTGAACCGGTAACTATCATACCAATTAAATTTGAATATGGCACAAGAGTTTCGGACGAGTTTATGTACGCAGCGGAAGAAATTCAGCTTGGATACCTTCAGGCATTTTCAGACGGATTTTCAAAAAAGGTCGCGCGAGGACTTGATATTGCGGCTATGCATGGGTTTAACCCGCGAACAGGAACAGCTTCTACCGTGGTCGGAAACAATCATTTTGATGCGGCCGTAACGCAGAAAATCGATTACGTGGCAGCGTCCGCGGATGAGAATGTAGATGCGGCAGTAGCCGCCATCCAGGGAGCGGATGGGGATGTTAACGGTATGGCGATGTCATCGGCCTTTAGTTCTGCCCTGGCGGCATTAAAAGTTAATGGGGCGCGATTATATCCGGAGCTTGCCTGGGGCGGAAATCCGGGGACGTTAAATGGATTAAAAGTTGATGTAAACAACACCGTATCGTTTGGGACATCAAAAGACCAGGCGATCATCGGAGATTTTCAGAACGCCTTTAAATGGGGCTATGCAAAGGAAATTCCGATTGAGGTAATTCCGTACGGAGATCCGGATAACTCCGGCGCGGACTTAAAAGGCTCCAATCAGGTATATATCCGTGGCGAGGTATACGTTGGATGGGGAATCCTGGTTCCGTCTTCGTTCGCACGTATTGCAACCGCGGGCGCATAATGAAGTACCGAAACAGGAAAACCGGATGTGTAATTGATATCAAAAGCCGTTTGGACGGTGGTGACTGGGAGCCGATGGGACCAGTCACTAAACCGCCACCGGAGAAAAAAAAGGTGGTGAGAAAAAAGAATGTCCAACTTTGCGACGATTGAAGATATTGAAAAGTTATGGCGCACGTTAAAACCAGATGAAAAAACCAGGGCGGAAGAGCTTTTAAAAGTGGTTTCAGATAGTCTCCGGGTAGAAGCTGCTAATGTGCAGAAGAACCTGGACGAAATGATATTGAAACAGCCTTATCTTGGGACTGTGGCGAAATCAGTAACCGTGGATGTTGTTGCAAGGACATTAATGACATCCACCGACCAGGAGCCAATGTCTCAAATATCAGAGTCTGCCCTCGGATATTCGGTGTCAGGCACATATCTAATACCGGGAGGCGGCCTTTTTATTAAAAAATCCGAGCTGTCGCGCCTGGGCTTACGAAGACAAAGGTATGGGGTGATTGATTTTTATGCTGAAGGGAATAACGATAACACTACACAATAAGAAAATAGCGTCGGCCGATGAATTTAACCGCCCAATTTATCAGGAAACCCCGATACTGGTTGAAAATGTACTTGTCGCCCCTGAATCAAATCCAGAAATATTGAGTCAGCTAAATTTATCCGGAAAGAAGGAAGTCTATGTTCTGGCTATTCCAAAAGGGGATACAAATAATTGGACGGATACTAAGGTCGAGTTTTTTGGAAAAGTATGGCGTACAGTAGGAGAACCGCTGGAAGGAATTGAGGGACTTATCCCGCTTGACTGGAATAAGAAAGTGAGAGTGGAGCGATATGGCTAACATGAAAGTAGTATTGAATAGCGAGGGGGTACGCTCCCTGCTCCGGTCAAAGGAAATGATGAATTACTGCACGGAGCTTGCGCAGGGAATCCAGGGCAGGGCTGGAAAAGGGTATGATATCAGCAAGCACACAGGGCCTAACCGCGTTAACGTATCGGTAAGGACAGCTTCAGGAGCGGCAGAATCAGAAAACAGGGGTGGAAGCAACAAACTGTTAAAGGCGGTGAAGTGATGATAGAAAAGACTGTACTTGACTATCTGAATAGAAAATTGGACGTGCCGGCATACATGGAGGTCCCGGAAAAACCAGAGAAGGAATACGTTGTGATTGAAAAAACGGGAAGCGGAGCAGAGAACCATATCTGTTCCGCTGTTTTTGCAATACAGTCAATTTCGGACTCCCTGCTGCACGCTGCACAGTTAAACGAAAAGGTTAAAGCGGCAATGAATACCATCATGGAACAAGATGAAATCTGCCGTGCTGACCTGAACAGCGACTATAACTACACGGATACGGCAAGCAAAGAATATCGTTATCAGGCCGTATTTGATGTAATCCATTATTAAAAAAAGGAGGAAAAGGAATGTCTGACACTGCAAATGTATCGGTTGGGAAACCGAAAATAGAAGGTGCTGTATACCGTGCGCCGCTGGGAAGCACGCTTCCAACAGATGCGAAAGCGGCTCTTGATGCGGCATTTAAAGGACTGGGATATATCAGTGATGCGGGAATGGTCAACAGTAACTCGCCAACGACGGAGAATGTAAAAGCCTGGGGAGGCGATCAGGTTTTATCTTACCAGACCGAAAAACCGGACACCTTTCAGTTTACGCTTATTGAAGCGTTAAATGAAGAAGTGTTGAAAATGGTATACGGTGATGACAACGTTGCCGGTACGCTGGCAGCGGGCATTACAGTAAAAGCGAACAGCAGGGAGCAGCAAGAATGTGTATATGTTGTTGATATGATTCTGAAGAACAATTCCCTGAAACGCGTTGTTATCCCTAAAGGAAAGGTGACGGCTGTAGGCGACATTACATACTCCGATACGGCTGCGATTGGCTATCAGACAACTATCACAGCGGCGCCGGATTCTGCAAGTAATACACACTACGAATACATCACAAAGGAGGCCGCAAAAGTATGACTAAAGGCATAACAAAATCAGGGTTTGAATACGAGGTCGATGAAAGCGCAGCGGATAATATGGAGCTGATTGACGCACTGGCCGAGGCGGCAGGCGATGATATGCTTGCTATTTCCAATGTTTGTAAAATGTTGCTTGGAAAGGACATGAGGAAAAAGCTCTACGATCATGTCCGCGCAGCGGATGGACGCGTCCCCATTAAGAATGCGGTCGATGAAATTATGGAAATTATGCAGGCTATGGGAGATAAGGGAAAAAAATAATATCCCTCGCCGGAATGATGGCAGTGGACCGCGATGCATGGATATGTGACCTTGCAGAAACATATAGAATATTTGATTACAGGGCGTTACCAGTTGGATTACTGGCGACGCTCTCTTTCGGTTTAAGGGAGGATTCCAGGATTAAGCAGAAGATGAATGGAATGAAAACATCAAATAGTACCATGCTCCTGATGTTGGCCGTGGACTGTCTGAGAATGCTTGTATGGATGAATACAGCCGATGGGGCTAAGAACATCAATCGGCCTAAGTCGTTGGTTGAGGAATTGATTGAAACTCCAAACCAGAATAGAGAATTTGAGGTATTCGAATCCGGCGAGGATTTTGAAGCGAGACGAAGAAAAATAATAGAGGGGGTATGATAAATGGCAGCAGGAACGGAATTAGCAAAAGCATATGTACAGATTATACCCTCCGCTGATGGCGTAAAAGGGAAGATCCAGGAGGCACTTGGCGGAGAGGCGGAATCAGCCGGAAAATCCGCGGGGGCCTCTGTGGGAAGTAACCTGATAGGCACATTAAAAAAAGCGTTGGTTGTAGCTGGAATTGGTGCTGCAATCAAGGAGTCTATTGAAGCCGGTGCGGAATTACAGCAGAGCATCGGTGGCATTGAGACACTGTTTAAGGATAACGCGGACACTGTAAAGCAATATGCAGCAGACGCATATAAAACCGCTGGGCTGTCGGCAAATGATTATATGCAGAGCGTAACCGGCTTTTCCGCAAGCTTGTTACAAGGGCTTGGCGGAGACACGGCAAAAGCCGCTGAAGTTGCCAACATGGCCCTGGTGGACATGTCCGATAATGCGAATAAAATGGGTAGCGACATGGGGTCGATACAAAACGCTTATCAGGGCTTTGCAAAGCAAAATTATACGATGTTGGACAACCTGAAGCTGGGATACGGTGGGACGAAGTCAGAAATGGAACGGCTCCTAAAGGACGCCGAGAAATTCTCCGGTGTTAAATATGACATTGACAATTTAAGCGATGTATACAACGCTATCCATGTTATTCAGGGAGAACTTGACATTACCGGAACTACAGCAAAAGAAGCTTCGACAACAATTTCTGGCTCCATGGACTCGATGAAGTCTTCTTTTCAAAATGTTCTTGCAGATCTGGCCCTGGGAAATGATTTAAGCGCTTCCATGCAGGGGCTGGGAGATTCTATTGCGGCCGTGGCACAGAATATCATACCGGTAATTACAAACATTATCACATCGGTTCCAACGCTCTTAGTTGCATTGATTCCGCAGCTAATCCCGATTGTAATATCCGGGGCGCAGCAGCTTGTTCAGGGATTAATAGACGGCTTTTCGCAAGCTTTGCCGGCTATAAGCGGTATCAGTACACAGATTCCTGACGGAGTTATAACGGCCATTTCTACCGGGCTTCCTTCTATCCTGCAAAAAGGTGTGGAAGTTATCACGAATGTGGCAAATGGAATCTTGCAGAATCTTCCGTCATTAATTTCCGCAGCAGGGAATATTTTAGGGCAGCTTCTGAATGCATTTCTGGCCGGATTGCCAGGCATGCTTGACGCAGGCGTTAAGCTGGTCGGGAACATCGGAACCGGACTACTGCAAAATGGGCCGAAAGTATTAGCCGCCATTGGAAGCGTGATTGCACAGCTATTATCTACCATTGTGTCACATCTGCCGGAGATACTTGCAAAAGGTATCGAGATTATTGGGAAACTAGCAGCAGGGATTATTCAGGCCATACCTGATGTGGTGGCGGCAATACCGAAAGTTATTTCCGGAATTGTAAAAGGCTTTACCTCCCACGATTGGGGGAGCATTGGAAAAAATCTGATTGAAGGAATTGCAAGCGGTATAACTGGGGCAGCGGGTAGAATTGCGGAAGCGGCAAAAAACGCAGCTAAAAGGGCTTATGAGGCAGCAAAAGAGTTTTTAGGTATCAATTCACCGTCAAAATTAATGCGAGATGAAGTCGGAAAGTTTATCCCTGCCGGTATCGCAGAAGGCATTAACCGGAACGCAAAAGTAATTAGTTTTGACGCAGTTGCAAATCATATCGTATCCAGTGCTAAAAGCACAATTGGAGCCGAAACGGTTCCGTTGGCCTATGCTTCAGGCGGAACATATCTTGATTATGCCAGGATGGGCGACCAGATGCGTCAGGCGCTTAATGGAACAACCGTTCAAATGGACGGGAAAATTGTTGGTCGGATTACCACACCCACAGTAAACCGGAACATGTTAAGTCAGGAAGAATTAGAAAGGAGAGGTGTAGTATGACAGATTATGGTCAGGCTTACGGAATTTTGTTCGATGATGAGAAGCATACATACAGAGACTTTGGACTAATCTGCACCTCACTTCAAATCGAACTTCCGGAATTAAAAAAGAAGCAAATCGAGTTAAAAGGAGCTGACGGGTATATTGACCTTACAGAAGTATTCGGCCGTCCGATGTACGGGAACCGGACCATTAAAGCAGAATTTGTCCTGAAAGAAACAGGCGCGGAGGATTGGGCGGACAATATTTCAAATATAGGGAATTATTTGCATGGCCGGTCGCGAAAATTCATCCTGGACAGCGATCCGGCCTATTATTACGAAGGCAGATTCGAAGCGGAGTATGAAAAAGAGTTTCGTCCATTCTCGAAGGTGATTTTAACGGCCGATTGCAAGCCGTATAAAAAAGAGCTGGCGGATTCCATAGCCGAAGACTGGCCGTGGGACTCCTTCTCGTTTGAGGATGGGATTATCCGGGAATACGGAAATATCGTGGTAAACGGCTCCTACACGCTTAATATAATTGGGCGGGAACAGATTCTGGTTCCCATTATTTACAGCACGACGGCGATGACAGTGACCTACAAAAATAAGACCTACAATCTGGCTTCAGGAAAAAATTATATCTATTCCATTACAATTCAGCCGGGAGATAATCTCCTGGTATTCACGGGAACCGGAACGATATCGGTCGAATATAGGGGAGGGAAATTATAATGTACCGTGTGGCAGCGCAATATGAATTTGAAGAATACAGATTACATGAAATGTTTTCGGACGAATATGTGCTGATATCTCCGGTACTGACGGAAAAAGTCGGCAAGGCAGGAAGCTTTAAGTTTGATATCCCTATTAACCATCCCAGTTATTGTTCGGTGCTGCCTTTTCAGACCTACATCACAATTTATAAAGATGATATTGAATACTGGCATGGAAGGGTGATAGATGCGGAAGAAGACTTTTACAGAACAAAAAGCGTCACCTGTGAAGGGGAGTTGGGGTTTTTAAATGACAGCATTATCCCGGTTTATCAGTTTTCCGGAAATATTCCGGAGTACATAGACAGTATTCTACTCATGCACAATTCACAGGTGGAAGAGGAAAAGAAGATTTACCGGGGAAATGTGGAAGTTACGGATCCAAACGGTTATTTAACCAGGGCGAACCAGAATTATCCCGATACGTTATCCGAGTTGACAAACAAATTGATTGATACGTACGGCGGTTATTTTCGGACTCGGCGCGTGAATGGGAAAATCTATATTGATTATCTGTACGAGTATGGAGAACTTAATCAGCAGCAATTACGAATGGAGGAAAACATCCTCGATTATTCCTGTAAATTTGGTGGAGATTTTTGCACAAGACTAATACCGCTTGGAGCAAAGCGGGAAGACACCGGAGAAGAGGACCCGCAGCGCATTACGATTTCTTCGGTCAATGGCGGCGTTATCTATGTGGATAACGCGGAGCTGGTGGCGAGATATGGAATAATTGTGGGAACGAAAACATGGGATGACGTGACAGACCCGGTTCACTTAAAGCTAAAAGGGCAGTCTTATATAAATTCGCAGGAGTTTCCGCAAAAACTGGAACTGACTGCCGTTGATTTGTCCAATATCAACATTGACATCGAGGCACTGCGAATAGGGTGTATGACAACCGTAATCAGCCCGTTTCACGAACTGAGTGCAGCGTATTTTCTTTCCAGCAAAACGAGTCACTTAGATGCGCCGGAAGAGGACAGCGTATCCCTGGGAGCAGAAATAGATACATTCACCGGGAAGACTGCAAAACGGCAGCAGGACACTGAAAATCAGATAAGCGAAGTAGAACAGGAAGCACGCGAGAGCATCGTCAATATCGGAAAGACGATAACAGGAACAAAGGGAGGCTATGTTGTACTGGATACATTTGACGATTCAGGGAAATTGGTGGACCCGTGGCAGTTGTTAATTATGGACCGTCCAGACAAGACCCAGGCAGTAAACGTCATCCGAATGAATCAAGGGGGGATTGCCTTTTCGACGTCCGGCTATAATGGGCCGTATAAATCAGCCTGGGATATTAACGGTCAGTTTGTAGCAGATTTTATCCGGGCGGGAACCATGCTGGCTGACCGGATCCGGGGAGGCACATTACAGCTTGGAGGACAATCAAACCAGAATGGAGTGCTGAAAATTTTAAATGCTTCCGGACAGCAAATAGGCATATGGGATAAAGACGGGATACGAATGAGTTCCGGGCCGTCACAGGTGAACTTCACTTCGCTGCAAAGCGGAAGTGCGATTGAACTAATAGGAAACGTCATTTATGGAACTGGCCGGCCGGATAAATCGCGGGCAACCATAGATTCCCTGCGGATAAAAATGTACAGCGACAGAGACGACGTAAACAGCGCCTACATCGAGGAGGACGCCGACGGGATCACATTTTGGATAAATCGAAACGAATCATCGTTTTATGGGGCAGAGAACATGCGCACCATTGATGCCGTAATTGACGGAAGCCTAAACGTAAGCGGAGAGAAAAACAGAATTGTCAAAACAGTTTACGGCGATATAAAAATAGCAGCGTATGAAACGGCGTCCCCCATGTTTGGAGACGTGGGAAGCGGAATAATCGGTGCCGACGGTCTTTGCTATGTGACGCTGGACAGCGTTTTTGCCGAGACGGTCAATGCCGGATGCGAATATCAGGTGTTTTTACAGGCATATGGACCGGGAAACATTTACGTGTCGGAGAGGACTCCGGCATTTTTTATTGTTACAGGTCAACCAGGACAGCGATTCTCCTGGGAGGTAAAGGCGAAGCAAAGGGGATATGAGCAAAACCGGCTAGACTATAAAATGGAACAAGTTAAAGAAAACGATGGAATCGATTATGCAGCAGCAGGAGCTGAATACTTCGAAAAATGGATGGAGGGATTGTTAAAATGAAGAAAATAACGGCAGTAACACTATTCCAGACGGCGGTGGGATACAGGTTATCAATGGTATATTCAGAAATAAATGAGGAAGGAGTCATTATAAAAGATAACGTCCGTATTGACCGGATTTTAGTAGACCAGGATGTCATTGGTAACGCTACTGCTTTGATGTCTTACGCTCAAAGATGTGTTGATAAGGAGGAGTAATATGGCAAGCATTGAAAATATTGATTTAAGTCAAGAAATAGAGAGCTGGAAATCGGCGGTATACGGAAAAGATGTCCGGGCGGCAAACGTGGCAGCCTTTGAAAAAATACAGGGGACCGTAAACGATACGGTGCAGAACGTGAACCAGGCGGCTGAAGACTCGGCCAGTGCAGCCCACAATGCACAAGCAGCCGTTGATAGCATTCAGGCAGCAATTGTCACGGCGACAGAAAAAGCAGCAGCAGCGGCAACCTCAGCCACTCAGGCAGCCGGTTCCCAGGAAGCCGCGGACAGTTCTAAGACTGCCGCTGCACAGTCGGCAACAGATGCGATTACTGCAAAAACGGCGGCAGAAGCGGCCAGAGACGCAACAGAACACATTGCAGGATTCGACGGTACAGCCGCCAGCGTCAAGGCGACAGATACCTATGGACTTGTGGTTGACGCCCTGGGGGAAAGTACCACACAGGATTTGATTGATGCTGTCGCCAATAAAGTAATAAATGAGCTTATTGCTAAAAGTAATATAGTAAACAATCTGCTTGCAACGGAAGTAGGGACTGTATTGAGCGGTGCGCTGGGGCCAATAATCGACCAGCGTTTGACAGATTTAATGAACAAATATACTCAATTAAATGGCGAGATGAAACAGGATTCTTTCAATTTGGAAAACAAACCAGTCGAACAGACGGATTTGAATGCGATTTATTCTGGCGTACATAGGTATTCAAATCTGTCTAAAAATATCCCTAGCGCATATAATGGTTACATTATTGTTATGAAAAGGGGTGGGGACACGTTGGGACAAATAGCACTTGACGATTCCGGAACACTTTATAGCCGTGTTTGTAATGATTTATCATGGGTGAGCTGGAAATAAAAAATAACAATTTAACCGAGTAACAGCAAAAAGAAAGGAAGGTTGAAAAAAATGAATAAAGACAAACTGATTTTAAAAAATGGAGCTGAAATTGAACTTGAAGCCGGGGCCTACATAGGAGCTTTACAGGTGTTGTCCGCTGACCGTGCGGCGATGCTTGCCACCTGGGAGTTGCTTACTCAGGACAACCTGTCGCAAGTCCAGGTCAAAAGCGGAGACGGGCGGATAGTCGGAACCCATACAGACCTTGTGCTGGCGTCTGAGGCGTCCGTGGTGGCCTCCGATGGTACGGTGCTGACAACTTATAGCCTGCGCCCCAAATCGGACGTGGAACGGCTTGCAGAGCGCCTGGATGCGGTTGAAGAAACGACGGACATACTGACAATGGATGTACTTACAGGAGGTGAAAATGCATGATCATAACATTGACAAGAATTTATAAAGAAACCAAAAACGAGGCGTACCTGACAGCAGCCGTCAAAAAGAAATGGATTACAGAAGCTGAGAAAGCTGAAATCATGGTAGCGGCAGAATGAAAGGAGCAGAAATGAAAAAAGAATATGTAATTGCAATTCAAGGAGCATTGGCAGCGGCCGGTGCTTTTTTAAGCGACAGGCTGGGAATCCTGTACCCCGTACTATGCGTTTTAATGGGGATGATGGTCTTAGACTATATAACGGGCATGCTTGCCAGCAAACGTGAGGCGATTGACCATCCAGGAGACGGGACATATGGATGGAGTTCAGCAAAAGGGGCAAAAGGAATTATCAAAAAAGTAGGATATATTTGCGTGATTGCCGTGGCTGTCGTGGTGGATTATGTAATCGCAAAAGTATCTGGAAGCCTTGGTATTGTGATGCCGACAAGCGCGTTTTTCGGCCTTCTGGTGGCTGTTTGGTACTTGCTGAACGAATTACTATCTATCGTTGAAAACGCTGGCAGAATGGGCGCTGCGGTGCCGGATTGGCTGCTTAAATACATCGCGGTCTTAAAGGACAAGATTGACAGTAACGATTATGGACAGGGTGACAAGCAGAAATAGAGAGGCGGTGATCCTTACGTCTTCCGGCCGGTGGGGTTATACCGGCGTTGCGACGTCGCAACAACAGTACATAGGGCAGTCCAGCGGGGCCGCCCTTTTTAATTGGAGGTAATCATGAAAACACAAAAAGAAGTAAAAGAATATGCCCTAGCTGCCAAAGATTGGATATATGTATGGGGCGCGAACGGGGAACCGCTGACACAGGCTCTTATCAACCGTCTGTACCGTGACTATGGCTCCGCGTCGTATCCGTTGTCCTATTACAATAACAAGCTGGCAACCGGCGCCGGCAAGATGGCTGCGGACTGCTCCGGATTTATGATGCCGCTGTCTGGCTATGATGACACCGCACACGGCTATTATAATGCCTGCGTGCAAAAAGGTGTAATCGGCGGCCTGCCGTCAGACAAGGTATGTCTGGTGTTTAAACGTAACAGCTCCGGCCGGATGTACCACATCGGGATTTACCTGGGCGATGGTACAGTGGCAGAAATGGCAAGTTCCGCAGCCAACTATCAGCATAAAAGCATGTATGGTGCTGGCTGGACACATTGGGGCCGGCCGAAGTGGATTGACTACTCCGATGCAGTAGACCCGCATAAATGCATCCTGGACTTAGACATCCCGCTGCCGTCGCTGGTAAAAGGACATAACTGCGGATACGTCAAGACGCTTCAGCAGCTCCTTGTCGCCCGTGGGTACAGCACAAACGGAGTAGACGGTATCTTCGGTTCCGGCACCGAGGCGGCCGTGGCGCAGTTCCAGCATGACGCCGGGGTTAAGGTTAATTATCCGGGGACCGTCGGGGCTAAGACCTGGACGGCGTTGCTTAAAGGATAAAAGATAGCCTGTCACAAAACCATTCCCTTATCCGTTTATTGGGTATAGGGGCTAAAATATGCCTGCGATATATTAAAAAGGGGGGCGACGCCGGGAGACATAATCTCCATTGGCCTCGCCCCTGATATCTTACTCTTCA